ATGAACAAGGATTAAGTGAAGCTGGAACTATTATGGGGGTTATTGGCGCACTTGCTGGAATATTACCTCTATGGAGAGCTGTAGCAGTTCAGTTTTCTGATGCGCAACGTCAGTGTGGTACATTTAAAATCTCAAAGGATAGAGATGCTTGTATGGCTAAAGCAAGAATGGCCTATGCTAAAAAGAAAATTGAGGCAATGAAGAAAGCTCAGGGCGGTTGTAAGTCTTATAAAGACCCACAAGCCTGTATGAGTGTACTTGGAAGTCACATCAAGAAAGAAATGATAAAAATGTCGAAACAACAAGAAAAGTTAAAAGCTCTTACAATGAAAGGAAGAGCTGCTGGCGCAGATCCTGCAAAACTTGTATCAACTAGAGTATAAGAAAGGAAAAATTGCATGAATTTCAAAGAGAAGGTTATAGAAATTTTAGAAAAGAATATGACGGAAAGAGGATTTAATCTCTGGCAAGGTATTAATAAAAGAATGCCAGATATTTGGGATAAACCCACATCTTCTACTGGAAAGTATCATAAGAAAAAGAATGGTGAAGTTCCGGTTCAAGCAGAGCATGTTTATCATATGCTTTATTCTTCAGTTAAGTTATTTCGGATGTTTGATATTAAGGAAAAAACTCCGGACGCTGATAAAATTTTATTTGCTGTTGCTCTTCATGATTCACTTAAATATGGTAACTTAGGAACTAGGAGACATACTGATTATGCACATGATAAAAATGCTGCTGACTTGGTCTGTTCTAATAGAGAGACTCTGTTGAAGCTTTTCACCGAAGAGCAACTCAATATTATAGACGAAGGAATTAGATTTCATTCTGGAAGATGGTCAACTGATGTTCCAAAGAATAAACCATTTACATTTAAGAATTATAATACAGAAACATTTTTTATCCATGTTCTAGATATGATGAGTACGGCTGATTTAATTCAAACAGATGTGAGGGATTAAATGACAATAGTAGCATCACCAACTTTAGTGCCAGAACTTCAAGCATGGTTTTATGAGTTTGTTGTAAATTCTGAAGTGAATAAATTTGAAGTTCCTGCCCCTGTAGATATTGATGATGTATACTTACCGCAAAAGTCATTTATTGAAATGCTATTTAATAAGAATTATTCACATACCGAATATAATTACTTATACAATGAAGAAACAAGATTGTCATGTTGGCCAATTATGGTAAGGACAAGGTTGTGTATTTATCCTGGTTCTGCAAAGTATGAGGTATTAGCAGATACAGGAAAAACAGGTGATAATATTTTCGGATTAGAAAGCTCTGATTTAACTTTACTTGATGCGTTACTTGCATATAGAGTTGATGGAACTGCTGTAACAATAGTTGATATTGATGCAACATCCACATTAGTATTCGATTCTACAGCACTTGTTTTATATGCGAATTATGATAGTTTACCCACTCCATTATCTCAATTAATATATCTTTACCTCGATTTAAAACTAAATGGTAATTATGAGAATTATAATAATTTGATTGTTATTTCAACAGATAAGGTATTAGACACGATGTATGAACTACTTTTAATAGACGAGTACTTTGCGTTCATATCTGCTAGGGATATAGATGTAACGTTTAAAGACTGCTAAAGGAGATTAAGCTTTGTCATTATATACAGTAGATGATTTTTGGAAGATTTTTGAGGCCGTTACTGGAGTAGATACTTCCATATCCGGCGTGACTGATGCCATTGATGCAATAGCAAAAGCCGAACGTACTCGCTCAGAGTCGTTGTTTAATACTGTAATTGATCAGTCTTCTTTCGATACAGAAGACTATGATAGAATCAGAAAGTTTTTAATTGATCTTTACTCAACTCATAAATCGTTAACCACAGCTGCTTCATCATTATCAGACCCAAACTCAATACCAAATACTCACTTAGATGAGTTATTCAGAAGTTTCGGATATAAATACTCAGTTCAATTGAAAGATTTTGATGAAAATCCTTTACCCGGTAAGGTCAACTTTTTCTTAGATCTAGTTAATTTGTATAAGAGAAAAGGAACACCGCAGTCTATAGTTGATGTTTTACAGTACTATGGAGTAACTGAATTAGATATTTATGAGTTTATGTTAAAGTTTGACGAAAAAAATAAACTCATATTTGAAGGAACTGCTATAGCCGGAACTAGTCAAGATCCAACTACACTTAAACTTTTCTGGCCAGAATTAACAAAACTTGATCCTCACTGGTTATTAACAGAACAACAAATTAGAGCGCTTAATGCAAGAAATATTAATAACCTTCCATCAAAAACTCCTTATTTTGGAATCCAACCTGTAGCGGACGTTGACGGTCCTGAGATTGCAATCCTTGTACGGTTAGTTCAAGATCAATATGATGTATGGGATGCCGGCGGAACCAACCCAGATAATGCAGCTATAACAATAATTGGTGAAAATCATTCGCTATTAGAACTATATCTTTCATGCATTTATACATTTAATAAGATATATGACGTTGGGAAAGAAGGTCCTCAATATGCTTGTTATGATGGAACCAGTATTATAACTGCAGATATATTGGCAGAGTATGCTGAAATTACTAGAAGACCAACACTTAGGAATTATGATGTAGGTACTAATCGCGGAATATTAACTGGACTATCTGAGTTTTATGAAGAATTTAATAGATTAACTCCTACAAACTTCCTACAAAACAAAGGAGATGCTGAAGCATTTCTCAATTTGATCGATCCCGGATTAAAAGCGTCCCTTGACGCATTAGGAGAAACAGATCAAGTAGTATTATTTAGTTTGCTTAAGGACTTAGCAGTTTGGGTTCGTAATAATATTGGATTTGGTTTTGTTAATCTTGGTTTTATTATGTTTGGCCTTGATGCGTTCTTTGCTGATTTATTACCAGTTATAAATTTCTTCAAACCATATAGAGCCAGAGTTATTTTATTAGAAGCTTTACAAATTAAAAATAGATTATTTAATACTATTATTGAAGAAGATAGAGTTGATTATACATTTGATACTATAATACATGATTGGTTAACTGGAGATAGTATACCATGTTGTAATGAAGAAACCATTGACTCTACTGACTCTACTATAGTCTGTCTTGATTCTACTTCCGGTCTTCATTATTCACGAGATACATATGATTGTGGTTCATATCATGATATTGGAGCAGTTACTGATATACCACAAGAAATGTTTATGGAAGTACAGCAGGTCATTCATGATCGTTTTCGTTGTTATCATTGCCCAGAAGGAGTTGATACAACAACTATAGTTAATTGCCAAAATTGTCCACAGTTTGCTTATGATTGTTTATCCCCACAAATGGATGGTGATGGTTTTGTTGATGCTTTTTATCTTGAAGGAGACGAAGATGCTCTACCTCCAGTTCAAGATCAGGCAGATGCAGAAAATTTAGATGCCACAGCAGATGTTGTTTATTATACAACGGGTGGTATGGCCGATTACGATAATGGTGCATCCTTTGACTGCACACATGGTTTTGATATGGTTCAAATTTACTTCCAAGAAAAAGCTGGCTTATTACAAGAAGATGGCGGATTTATTCTTCTTGAAAATGGTGGTAATATACTACTTGATTAACCTTTGAGATTCCAACCTATTGATAATAGTTAACATCCTACCTTTTGTTTTAGTCGTTTATCCATATTTTTAGAACAAAATATAAAAATCCCTAATCTAAATAACAACTTGGAGGTTATTTTTTATGTCACAATACAGGACAGAAATTTTGAAGTTAGCAGAATCAACTGCTTTAACAAATAAAGAGATTGCAAAAGTTGTTGGATGTTCTGAAAAGACTGTTCTTAGATATGCAGGTTCGTATATTAAACGAACCAAAGCAAAAACCGATTTTGATGAAACGGCATGGCAGATTCAAAAGACTGTACTATTGCCAGATATTCATCATCCACACTATGAAGAAAGAACGATGGAAGCTGTAAATCAGTTTATATTTGACTATGACCCAGATGAATTGGTTTATATGGGAGATCAAGTATCATTAGATTGTATTTCATTTTGGAATAGAAATAAACCTTTGTTGAAGGAAGGACAAAGGTTAATAAAAGATTATAATATGTTTGATAAAGATATATTGCAAGTTCATGAAAATATAACCAGACCAAATATACGAAGAACATTTATGATTGGTAATCATGAATATAGAATAAATACTTATGTAGAAAGAAACCCGGAGTTAGAAGATTTTATAGATATGGTCAGACATTTAGAATTGCTTGAAAGAGACTATATTGTTGTTCCTTTCAATGAAATTCATAAGGTTGGAAAACTTAATGTCATTCATGGTTATTATTGGAATATGTATCACGCTAAAAAAACAGTTGACGATTTTCAAGGTAATGTAGTTTATGCTCATGTTCACAATCCTCAGATGTATGCAAAGACATCTCCGATTGATAGAAAAGGATATCACATGGCTACATCTCTTCCTTGCCTCTGTAATATCAAACCTGATTATAAGAAAAACGCTCCAAACTTTTGGGTCAATGGTTTTGGAATTGTTGAACATTTGCCTGCCACAGGATTCTTTAATTTATATATGATTATTATTATTGAGGGATCATTTATGTGGAATGGTAAGTATTACGGAAAAAATTTATAGAAAAAAAAGAATGGGGTTTAAACAACCCCATTCTCTTTACTCGATGTTATAATTGTATCCAACTCGTCATCCGATAACTGGAGAAGTTATCGTGAAGGTCTGAAAGGAGTTCACAATCATAAGTTATATCCACACCGCCGTTCAAGGCAACAGCATCACCACCACCTATTACAGCACCATAGATAATTTTGGTTCCACCACCTGAAAAGGTTATGTCCCCACCCACGATTATAATTCCACGCCAGTCCAATGAACCAGCAAACTCAAAGTTCCCTTCGACGAATAATATGCCATAACCACTGAGGTTAGTTGTTTTAGCATCGCCCGAGATGTAGATAATCCCAGGATGTTCGGAAGAGGTAATAATCGACCCTTCGTCGATGTTGTTGCTTCCAACGATTTTCTGAGAGGCTTTTTTGAAGATGGTCGGTTTAATTAATGGAATGGGATACATTCCACTAGATTCTTCAATCCTCGGCGTGTCTCCAAGGTCCCCACCATATTCAATGATTCCTCCGGCAACGTCATACATGATGTCTGCAACATCAGCGCAGCTACTTCCAGCCGCTCCTTCTCCAAGAATTGATCCTGAAACTCCATTACCGTTCAGGTTACTATTGATTCGGAGTGCTGCATCCGGCATTATAAAGATGGGTGAGAATATGTAATTAGCTTTGATCTTTGCTAATCCCCCTCTGCCGGTGTGAGTGCCTTCACTAATAACTTCAATCAGCGGAGGTCCAACGGTGTAGTTTATCTCATTAAGATAATCACCATTTTCATCCCCATACCTCAAAACTTTTGTATCCCCATCAGAAGGATCGACTCCAGTTTTTGGGTATACATTAAAGTCGTACTCGGTTCCATTGGAATGGTTTCCACCATCAGTGCCGACGAAGTCGATGTTGCTCCATTCAGACTCAGGATAATTAGAATCATGATGTGCCCATAACGGACCTACGGCTATTCCACTTTCCGCAGCGTAAAAGTTCATCTCGTGGATCAGATAGTTTGTAGATATCTTCTGTTCAGTTATTGACATTTGAAGAGAAGATATTCCAATGATCGTTAGAAGTGCCAGAATAAGTATTGCTGAAACAAGTACATAACCATCTTGATTTTTTGTTGATTTAAACATAATACCCTCCTTATAATATAAAAGGTTTAATAGATAACGTACCGTGATTGATCTAATAAATGAACAGTTCAAGTCTGCTCATTTATGAGATGGCATATATATTTTCTCGGCGATATGCCAGCGCCGGCGGCCAGGACTTACAATCTAATTGCAAGATATATTTTAACTGGTTCAGAAATTTCAGCCATTTCCTTGATCTCCGGAAATTCTTCGTTCGTCTGTTCGTAAACCGTATTAACAACTGGATGTGAATTTGAATTCTTAATCGTTTCAATAGAGTCTGTTCCCAAAGTCATAATACCTAAACCGAAACCCATGAAAACGAATAAGGCAATGTAACCACGCATTGTTGATTTTAAATTTCTGGTAGTCATGATATTGACCCTCCTTTATAAAATTTAGTAAATAGTTTGTCTTCAAATTCAATTATTAATATATATAGATTTCCACTATATACCTAACCAAAAAAAGTGGGGGTAAACCACCACTTACCTGGCTCGGGCCCCGAGCGGTTTGACTCAGGAATCCCCCAGGCATAGCCCCCCCACTTCTCTCAGACCGCGTTAAGTGCGGCCGGAATTGATAATGATTTGCATCCTCTCACCTGTTAACGGATTATCAAGCCGTAACTCCCTGTTTTTGTCTTTGTTGGATCCCATGTAAAACAGAACTGTATCAGCTCCCATAACTTTATGAGAGATTGAATTGGGTTCCATCATTTCCAACCTACCTAGATTTGGCGGAACACTCTGGAGTTGCCTGACTTGAAAGGTTTTGGTTTTCCATACTTCCTGATTGATGTTGTTCAGAGGAAGATCGTTCTTATCTGTGAAGTTACATAGAAAAATATTTTCACAAATATCACACGCACGACGAATCTTCTCTGCCTGTAACGGATACTCTTTTACTTTTGCACATTGGTCGCAGTAATACATTTTTAGACCTCCCTTATATAATTTGGTAAAAGTCTCTCAAATTGTTTGACGTTGGTTGGGATAATTTTATATTTTAATACAAGATGACCATATTTACTAAATGCTCGTTTGACATTTTCAATATCTAAAACAGTTATTTCTCCCGTTACAACGTCGCTTTTGCCTTTGATAAGAGCTGTAATCTTGAAGGTTCTAAGCATTAACCACCTCCTTTTAATATAAGATAATAAGCAATGTGTGTGCATATCATTCCACTAAGAAACGATCCTGAAACTATTAGGAAGATTTGCCATATTGTATATTTGATCTTAAGAGGTTTGTTTGGCATAACATTATCTCCTAGTATTCAACAGTTTCTGGTGCTTTCATATGGATCGGTTCATCACAACACTTTTCCCCTTGTAATGTGTATGCTCCGCATTTTAGACATACGATTCCATGTCTTGGTTTGGGGATAATAACTGGTTCAACTTTTTGAAAAAACTTCATCATGAAAAACTCTGTAAATTCTTTATACATATTAACTCCTTTCATATTGTGGTGAGTTTAATAAAGCAAGATTATAACTATCACTAATTAATATATATAGCAAGAACAAATATAATGAAACCTCTACATGATAAAACCAACAGACTTTAAGCAACTTTGAGGGTTTAGTCTGTACCCTGAAAAGGAGATATTATCATGACATATAAAGAATATTTCGTAGTTGAAGTAAAAGCAAATGGCAAAATCTTGAGAGTTAGAGATGGTGCTGTTTACCTACCTTTTGGGAGTGAATACTCTATTCTATTAAAAAATCTAAATACAAGAAAAGCTTCTGTGAATGTTTCCGTTGATGGTCAAGATGCATTAGATAATAGTCATCTAATCATTGAACCAAATGGAGAAACCGTACTTGAAGGATTTCTCAGCGGAAATGTTGCTAGGAACAGGTTTAGATTTATTCATAAGACAAAACAAATTCAAGAACATAGAGGCGATAGAGCTGACGATGGAATGATTAGAATTGAGTTTGCTTATGAAAAGATACAACCTAAACCGTGGATTCAAAACACTATTAAAGAAGTTCATCACTATCATCATAATCCGTTTCAATATACCTATTATGGAGATAATAGTGATTGGAATATTGGAAGTCCTGTTTGTGATATTTATAACTCATCGGGTGAACAAAATACTTTCACAGTACAAAATTCAGCAGGTGAAAGTAAAAGTTCAGAGAGTACTGCATCTTCAAGCAGATCACTAAAGGAAAGCAATGTTACTATGGACTCGTTGGGGATTGCTGATGTTCCCCTAGCAGACGAAGGTATAACTGTTAAAGGATCTGAGTGTCGTCAAGAATTTAGATACGGATATATCGGTGAATTAGAGGATCCTGAGGTAATTGTGATTCAGTTAAAAGGGTTGACCGAGACAGGCAATCAAGTAAGTCAGCCAGTGACTATTCAGAGCAAACTAACTTGTCCAACTTGTGGAACAAAATCTAAATCATCAATGAAGTATTGTGGAAATTGTGGAACTTTCTTAGAATAAACAACAAAAAAATTGTAGGGGTTAAAAGAAGGTTGTGGGTTTAAGGAGTAGAACAAACGTAGCTTCTACCCCGCCCACACCTTCCATGTTATTTAAACCATTTGCGCCAAAATCTTAAATCTCGAGCCCTCGGATTTTCTTCTCTAGGAACTCTCCAAATTATTTCATTTGGGAGAAGTCTAACACCAAGGATATATCTTTCTTTTTCATCACAAATTTTGAATTTCTCTATGTCAAGATATATCTTATTTGTGGCGTCGATTGCATCCAAAGTATTCTCGAAACTATTAAGAAATATTTCTATACCGTTTTCAATTTTCATAAGTCTTATCATGGTATTTTCCTTTCTTATGATAGAGTTACAACCCGATTAATGATGAATCCGTATGACGCAAGAATTTCCATAACTCTTTTAAGATCTTTGCATTTAATGGTTCCAGTTTTGACTTTACCATTTAAAAAATGTTCAACTCTGATTCTATACTCTTTCATAATATACCTCCGAGTTTTTAGAGTTAAAAATAGGCTTACTTCATTTATTAATATATATAGATTTCACTTCCAACCCAAAGATCTTTTTAGAACAAAATATAAACTAGTTCGATATCTTAGAGGGAAATTTTTTACTATGGATAATAAAGTAAAAACAACAGAGATTCATGTAAGAGAGTTCTATGGAGATAACTGTCTCATAGACTCTGTGCAAGAACAGCAAAGTGAACGAAGACCAAAGGGTGTTGTTGAAATTTATGAAGAACAGACCGATGGAAAATTAAAGTTAGTTAGAAAAAGCAATTTAGTTATATATCTGGGAAGAGAGATGTTAGCACAAAGACTAGTTAATTGGGAAAATGCAAATGCTACACCAACTAAGGATGAATTTGTTTCATGGTTTGGTTTGGGTGATGGTGGTGTTAGACCTGCTGATCCGTTTGACCCAGTCCCACCAACTCTTAATGATGGAGACTTATATCCTTATGGTATGGCATCAAATGTTATGATTAATGCTACTGACGCATCGTCAGCAGATTATCATATTGTTTCACCTGGTTTTCCAGAAGAAGGATATTATAAAAGCCCATTTGATTCAATTGAGTTTGAGCGTGATATTCTCAATGATGATAAATGGTTAACAATTAAAATTACTACAACTATTGGTGTTGATGATGCCAATGGTAAACAACTAAGCGAGGCCGGATTATTCTCAGCCGAATCGAGAGCTGGGGGGTATTCTGGTCAATTTAGTTTGTTTGCAAGAGTTACATATCCATCAATGGTTAAGACAATTGAAAGACGACTTGTCTTTATTTGGTTCTTGTACGTATAAAGGAAGTATAAAGAAGTGTCTGAAAGGATTTAAAATTTGTTAGACCTGGAGAGAAAGGAGACGTTGATTTAGAGAAACTAAACTAATTTTGGAGGAAAAATATTATGGCTAATATATCTCCGGGTGTATTTACCAAGATCATTGACCTGTCTACATTTGTTCAAGTTGTACCTTCTACCATTGGTTTTATGTGTGGACTAACAAGAAAAGGTAGAGACAATGAGTTAACTTTTATTGGTTCAAGATCTGAATTTATTTCAGAATTTGGTGAACCAAATATTACTGAATTTGGAAAAAATTACGGACAAGGTCCCTATAATGCTTACAACTATCTGGGAGAATCTGGTTCTCTTTATTGGATTAGATGTCTTCCGGATGATGCTAATTACTCAAATTTAAGGATTGATACAAAGTTGGCAGCTGCTGACGCAACTACATCCATCAGTATTACTTATGTTGATAGTTTAAATACTATTGAGGAAATTAAGACAAACCTTGAAACATCAGGTGATACACAACCCTTAGCATTCTTATATCCAATTGGAAGAGGGGATTACTACAACGGAATTGGTGTAAGATTCACAGAATTTTCAAACCCAACAGTATCTGGAGTATATGTTCTTGATATTTATGAAAAACAATCAGACGGTGACGACGTTATCATTGAATCATTTGATGTTTCGTTTGATCCAGATTCTACCGATCTTGCTGGGGATTCACTCTTTATTGGATATATTCTTGAAACATATTCATCTGTATTAAGAGCTGAAATGGAGTTAACTAGCGGAGAACCAACTGATGGTTACAAACTTATTATTAAAAATTATGATAAAGAGATTGGAACCACAACAGCAAGTCTTACTGCTGGAGATTCTTGGATTCAAGATATTAAACAGGATTTCTCTGATTGGCAAAATGTTGCAGAAACTGGAAATGGAAATTATGTTGTAGTTGCTAAAGATGCTAAAGGAAATGAAATTTGGGGTTGGTTAGGAGCTTCAGGCGGACTTGATAATGAAACTATAAATGTATTTCCAGATAGAGTTCTTACTGCGGCAACATCTGGGTGGAATGGCGCAGTAACATCCTTTGATCCTACAACAGCAATTACTTATTTTATAAGAAAATCATTTGCCAATGTAGCATCAGCATTTACAAATTCAGAACCTGTACCGCTTAGAAAAGGTTCCGAAGGTTCATTAAGGCAAGCTGACGGTACACTAGATACGGCTGAAGCTGAACTTCTGCTTCAACAAGGTTATGCTGGACTTATTGATGACCAAATTCTAGACCCAGAAAGTATTTATTTTACTCTGGTATTCGATGCTGGTTATCCAACTGATGTTAAAACAGCTATAAGCACACTTTGTCAAACAAGACGTGACTGTGTAGGTATTATTGATAATGGAGATAATTCTACTGTAAGTGCTTCATTAGCAACAAGGGATGCAAGCCACCCATACAATACTTACTTTGTTTCTATCTATGAAGAATTTAATAAGGTATCAGACATATTTACAGGCCAAGATATTTGGTTCTCACCAATGTATCATATGTCTTACTTGTTACCAAGAAATGACAATGTTGCTGAAATTTGGTTTGCTGCAGCAGGATTCCAGAGAGGAGCAATTGACTCAATTAAAGAATTACGATTTAATCCAAGACTTGGTCAAAGAGACCAAATGTACTTGAAACAGTTAAACCCAATTGTGAAGTTCGCTGCTGGTTATGTAGTTTGGGGTCAATTAACATCTCAAGCTAAACCAAGTGCTCTTCAAGATCTAAATATCGTTCGAATGGTATTATTCGCCAAGAGAGCTATCGAACAGTTCTGTAGATTCTTTATCTTTGAACAGAACGATCCAATTACCTGGGGACAAGTATCTGGAGCAATTGTTGATTTCCTTGAAGTAATTAAAAATAAAAGAGGTTTAAACAGCTATTCTGTAGACGTTGGCGCAACAGAATATGAAAGAAAAACAAAAACATTTCATGTTAATATTATTCTAGATCCAACTAGAGTAGTTGAAAAGATTGAACTGAACTTCTTTATTGTATAATAAAATAAGTTACCAAAAAAAAGAGCTGCTCAGTTAGTATCCTGAGTGGCTCTTTTTTCGTCAGTCTAACTTTCCAACCTTTTTAAAGGTCCTTTGTAAGTCGTTGACATATTCTTCCATCTCAACAACACTTTGTAAGGCTTTTTCTAAAATGCCTTCTTGTTGAAGTTGTAATAAATTGATAATTATAAATGACATTGGTCTATTTCTTGTATCTCTTTGAATATCTCTATCTCTTTGAATATACCATCCGGCAACCGTTTTATAATCAACTCCACGTGGTTTCCATGGTTTTTCTGTTGATAGATTTATGACCAATTTTAACTCATCGTAAATCTGAAGTAACATAAAAATAGTTGTAGCTGAAATGCTGTAGTTATCTCCAGTGGTAAAGATAGTTGAACATCTAATGGATTCTGCTACTAACCTCATCTGTTTTAAATCAACCGTATCGACAAACCCAGTTGATTCTCTTATTGATAGATAATGCTCAATATCAAAAAAGTCTGGTATAGCTACAAATTCAATAACTGTTGTTTTTCTGCTTGAATCCATCGTATCATCATCAAAGTCGGTCATATTGGCTCTCCTTTTAGAAACCTGCTGGGCAGACGAACCGATTAATTTTAAGCGATTTCCTGAACCTTTTGAATGGTTTAGATTTTTGCCAAATAGTTTGGATATTATTCTTTTTATCAATTTGGACTCCCATGTCTTTGTTTGCAAAACTACAAGGCATCATTTTCATTGATGGACTTATGTATACTGACATTCTTGCACTTTCACAAGTATCAAGTGTTAACTGTTGTTTTTTCGATATATTTGCTCTTTGTATAACATGATTAACCAAACAACTATCCATTCCAACTTTAAATTTACAGCGCGATTCTATTATTAAATCTGCTATTGTTTGAATATTAAGATCGGTTAATATCATATCTCTATGGTTTGCACCCTCGCCTTGTGGTTTGAATAATAAAAAAACCACAGCGTTTAGTTTTTCAATATCAACCGAACTTTTACCTAAATAATACTTTTTCCATGGATTATAACCATATAGAATTTTAACTGATTTGGACATATTTGGCCTTGATAAAACCATGTGGATATTGGTTTTAATATTTGCTTTCATAAATTTATCAAGAGCGTCATATGTATATGGAGTTTCATAATCACTAACTGCAACAGCACCACACATTTTTGAAATTTCAACTTGCTCGTCGGTTAGTCCGATTCCACTAGTTGTATAGTTGGGGACCACATCGTTATTCCTTGCATACTCAACTATTTCTTTAAAGTTTAGATGTAGGTTTGGATCTCCTCTTCCACCTAATGCTACTTGATTTGTGTGGTGTTTTACTTGGTCAATTATTGTTTTAAAATCTTCCAGAGTCATGTTGTCTTCTGATTCATATCCCTGATAACAAAACTGGCACTTATTTTCACAATGACCCATAATTCCGACATCGCACATAAGAGGAAGGTCAGTAGCAAATGGATCTAGTTTCCCTTTACACCCCCTTAGAACTTCTATTCCACTTTCTGAATCAAAATAAACTTCATAAGCATCATTTGTAAAATACTTATCATAAGATATTTTAATTGCGGTGCCAGTTTCAATATCATGTAGGACTGCTATTGTTTTTGAGTTCTTCGAGTTTTTTCTTTTCATCAACAACCTTTGTAAATACTTCCATTTTATGTGCGGTTCTGATACCAAAGAAAACTAGAACTCCTACACCAACAACAACTTTGTGTAATAGAAGTCCTAAAATAATTGCCGACCCTGAAGCAACCGGTTTAATCGCCTCTGGAGTTTTATCCCATAAATCATTCAGGGAAACTAATCCTTCACAAATTTTTTCTAACGGTTCCATAAATTTCTCCTTTCATTCAATCGTTTTAAATAATGGTTGATCTGATGATTTTTGTTTGTTTGGAATTTGTAGGGATGGTAAAGAATCTTCATCTTTTTTGAGGGTTTGAATTTTTTCCTCTTTTGCGGATTCAATTTTTTCTTTTGGTTGCTTTTGAGTTATATCTTCTTTTTCAACATAGGCATCTACCTTATTAGAGAAATCATCCACATCGGTATTGTGCTTTTTATAATCTTCTACAACCTTAGTTAAAGCCTTTTTAGCATCTTCGATTAATTTCTTTGCGTCTTCTTTGACGGTCTCAATAGACTTTTTAGTCGTTTCTTCAACAACTGGTTTGTCCGTCTTTTTAACATCGACGTCTTTCTTATCTTCGTCATCGTCGAAAAAAAGATTATATCCAATAATCATCGCGAAGATAATACCACCAATTCCAATTCCACCGCTTGAACTACTTGACATAAAACACCTCCTGATTAAAAAATACCAAATCTCTTATCTTATCAAATATTAATATATATAGACTGGTATTATAAAATAGAACCAATATGCTACTGAGTTTAGAACAAAATATAAATCTTAGTAGTTACTATAAATGGATATTGAAGCATGAATTTAGAAGACTATCTAAATCATTTACAACGAGATGAATCTATCTTTCCGATGGACTCATATCATAAGAAAAAGAAACCTTTTAAAGGTTATTATTATCCGGAATCTGCTCTTATATTTGTTGAACAAAGAAGAGCAATGATTGATCTAGATGGAACTATTCATAAATATTCAAAAGGATATGACGATGGTTCTATTTATGATGATCCTTTTAAAGGTGCAAGAGAAGTTATTGCCTGGTTAAAGGATCAAGGATTTGAGATAGTTATATTTACAACAAGAGCTTCTAATGCGAATGCCGAAGAAATGGGTGGCGATAGTACAAAAGAAATAAGAAATGTTGAGAATTGGTTAACAGATAACGATATTTATTTTGATAGAGTTACAGCAGATAAACTGGCGGCAGACTTCTATATTGATGATAAAGCAATCGAAATAAAAAATGGAGATTGGAATGCCGTGAAAAATGTTATTAAAAAGAGGATAAAATATAAAGCTGACTAATTTTTGGAGGGTGATATAATGTCATTAAAAAATTCATTTGCAAAGGTTCCTAATAATAGATTAACAAGAGACTTTGGTGGAACCGTAGCCGGCGTTGCTGATCCGTATTTAACTGGCTATCATTTTGTATACTTTACAAGTTTTCCAACTAATATTAAAAACTACCTTCCAGGTGATTCCGCAATGAATGAGACTGAAATGCAAAATCTTCTAGCAGGAGCTTGTTTATCAGTAACACCACCTGGTGGAACTCTAAATAAGGTGGAATTCACTGGACTTGGTGGGATAAAGTGGGCAGTTCCTGGAAACATTGATTATGGGAACTCTGTATCAGTCAAGTTTTTAGAGTTCAATGGTTTACCAATTCTTAATATCATGCACGCATGGATTAAGATGATCAGGGACTATAGAAGTGGTACATCCAATCTAATTGATACACCTACACTTTCTGGGTACACGAAAGCAACATATGCTTGTATTATGTACTACTGGACTACAGCACCTGATGCTAAAACAGTTGAATATTATGCAGCATATGACGG